GGTTCAGATTTCTTCCCAGCGATTCGTTCACCTAACAGGAGAGGTCGAGTTTATGCAAGAGATGGGATTTTCCGTCGAAAAATCTACTCTGTTGGGGGAAAAGTTCGCTACTCGGCTCTTTGAAAAAAGGAGGAGGACCGAATACGCGATCGTTGAAGCGATCCCGTCGAAATTAGATCGATTCTTTAAATTGGGATGGAGAGTTCTTTCTGGAGAATCGATTGAAGAGGAGCCTTTAACTCCCAATAATTCGATGGAGCGAGCGACGGTGGCGATCCCAGACGCGTTCTATCAACGGGAGAGCGATTGAAGTAAAAATCTGCGTTAGAAGGAGGTATTTCAATGGAGAAAGAGACCAAAATTTTTCACGGCGTGGAAGTCAAAGAAAGTAGCCAAAGCGATCTTACGGTAGTTCACTTCATCTCTACTGAAAAACGAGATCGAGGAAACGATATCCTCTACGCCAGCGGCATGAGGATGGACGGATCCCCGGTCGTTTTGTTTCAGCACGGATTTTCTCCCATCGGGAGCGAGCCAATAGCGAAGCCGATCTACATCAAAAAAGGAGAATACAAGGGCAATAAGGGCATTCAAGCAAAGACTCAATTCTATCCCGACGAACTCGGGAAGCGGCTTTGGAAAAAAACGACCGAAGGTTACATGCCGAACTGGTCGGTCGGCTGGCGCCCGATCAGGCAACAAATGAAGACGGAAAGCGGAGTCGAGGTCCGCCATGTTTTTGAATGGGAGTTGCTCGAATATTCCTTGGTCGCGGTCCCGATGCAACCGGATGCTCAGAACGTGGACGAAGCCGCGGTTCTCTGCTTCAAGGTATTTCCAAAGACCTCCGACGGGAAAAATTTCATCGTGGACGGGGTAGCGATGACCAAAAATCAGGTTAAAGGAATTGTGGAGGGGATCTTGGTCAAGATTATTTCTGAGGCCGTTCGAGAGGAATTGAAGAGATGATTATCATCGACCCAGAAATCGAGAAGCTTTTTTCCGCGGGGTTTTTAAGAGAAGAATTGCTCCGCTTTCCAAATGTGAAGGCGATCCGTGCAAATCACTTCTACTATTCTCTTAAAAATTCGTTCGGGTATTTTTCTGTTGAGGAGAAAATCATCGTGCTTGATCCCACGGTCGCCACAGAAGTTATAGCGGCCTCGACCAACAGGAATCACCCAGACTTGAACTTGGCCGAGGAAGAGGCGTGGCCGTGGATGTTTTTCCACGAATGTTATCACAGCGAAAGAGGAGCGGGAGAATGGAGCGCGGATAACTACGCGATCAAGAGAATTATGGAGCGTCGGACCGAGCAGAAAAAAATCTATGAGCTCATCAGGGAAACGGCGAGGCTCGCGGTGCGTGATGCGCTGAGAAGAAGATGACCTTAGTTGAAGAACTCCTTATTCCCCAATCCCTGGTAGTAGCCTTTGGCGAAGATGGGATGCTTCGAATACCTTACCCGCTGGCCCCGACGGGAATATCGGGGCAAAAATAAAAGTCGAAAGGAGAAGAGAAATGGCCAACGAGGAGACTTACCAAATGGAACTGAGAAAAGAGATTGAAGTTCTTCAAGAACACCTGCACACCTACACGGTCCAACTTAACTTGGAGAATTCGCTTCCAGACCAAGCGGCCTTTCAAGGGAGTTATGAGGCCGCTTTAAACACGGTGAAAGATTTATTGACGGTTGAAGTCGATAAACTTACCGCGACGCTGCGGTCGGTCCGAAGCGTGTAACCCGAACCGAGGCCGGAGGCGTGAAAACCTCTGGCCTTGCTTTTCTTAAAAGGAAAATTATGGAAGTGGAGATCGCTCGCGGCGAATCGTTCGAATCCCTTCTGCGAAGATTTAAAAAGATCGTCAAGCGGTCAGGGATCCTTAGCGAAGTCGCGGATCGGAGAAAATACGGCGGCAAACCTTCAACGAAAAAAAAGTTTAAGAAAATGAGGGCCATCGCGCAGGCGAAGAGGAGAGAGAAGGTTAAAACCTTCTTCGAGAAGCGAGGATCCCGAACTTCCCCCCTGAAATAAGCCCTGTTTTTGGGCCACAGGATCACGCCGGCTTAACGCTTGCCCACCTCCGAATGGTTCCGTATGGCCTGTGTAAACAAGCCGCAATTTGCGGCGAATCGGCTACAAAGTAGCGGCCTAAACAAGTTCTTCGTTCTTCGTGGTTAGCATCGTATCGGATGAATTTAGCAGCGGTTGCTCCGGCATACTTATTTCATGCTAATACTGTGAAATGAAAACTAAAAGAGAGGACGGCATGAAAAACGCTAAGAAAAGAGAGCGCCCACGGTGGCACGCGGATTTTAAGAAGGAGCATGGAAGATATCCGAACCAGTTCGAGGTGTTTATGAGGACGGCGAGGCGCAATCTCGAAAGGAAAGAAGATTTTGAAGAATTGGGGATCGGGGACTGCGACTACTGCGGAGAGGAATCGGGAGACCTGCTTTTAGACGGCGAAGGAAATCTGGCGTGCCCGAAGTGTAGATAGTTAACCCATTAACGAAAGGAGAAAGATCATGAAGAAGGAAGTTAAGAAATCGGCGAAGGAAACTAAGAAAGAAGTTCCAAGGAAAATCTCAAAGGTTCAGAAACCCGCTCCAAACGGGAAGTGCGCCCGCCTCAGAACTTTACTGACGAGCGGAAAAAAGATTTTCTCAGTGGAAGAACTGATGAAAATTTCAGGGTTCGATCAAAACAACGTCAGAGTCGCGATGAATATTTTAAGAAATAAAAACCGGACCAAGGAGACTATTGAATCCGTCTACGACAAAGAAAAGAAAAACTACTCTCTGAAATGATCCCCGAAAGGGAGAGGATCGCGGTTCGGTTCTCTCCCCTTTTTTTGCGCCCAAATTTTTTCCTTGACAAATGGCCCCTCACCTGCTATCATTTTTTCTAAGATCCGTTCTTTAAAAAATTGGAAAGGTCGTCGGAAGATGAACCGCCTCGCTCAAAGGCATGGGGAGGATTTCTTCTGACGGATCTTCTCTGATTCAGGCGTTGGCAGTCTGAGGGAGATCGTCGTCGGAGATCGGCGTAAGCCGATAGCAGACGAGACGGTCTCCCTTTTTTTTTGCTTCAAATCCAAGAGAAAGGAGGTGGAACGACAATGGCCGTTGATTTTAAACTCATAGAAATTCAGAAGGAAAGCTTAAATTTTTTGGAGAAAAATATCCCGTTTTTAGAACTCGACGGAGAGAAATCCAAAGAACTTAAGCGCTTGTTGAAAGGCGTCCATGATATTCTTTCAAAAGCCATCGTCTTCGATTAAATGATGGATCCGCCCCGATCGGAGCGAGGGCGGCTGATTTCGGATCAGGCGTCCGACCTCGAATCTTTCGTTTAGTTTGGATGGGTTATCGCTGCCTAAGTTTGATTCGTGGTTGGATCGGTGACGCTCTTTGACAACTGAATAGCGATCTTCTTTTTTTGTGGATAACACCTACAAAGTGTGAAGATAGATCTGTGATGGGTAGTGTCTTGATTTATTGTGGATTCTCACCATCGCCCGAATTTTTTGGAAGCCTTACCATATACGAAAACTTTTTTGCTGAATTGGTGGGTCATAGGTAACTCAAACAGCAACTTCATCGCTTTCGGTTTTATCATGTTGAATCTCACCTCACGATAGTGTGTTTCGCTGTCGTTTCTCATCTCAAGTTCCCCAACATTTATGCCGCCGTGCCTGAACAGTACTTTTTGTTCTGGTATGTTCCCCTTTGAAATCGCACGAGAGTTACACACCTCCAACCGTTTTCCGAGGACATCCACAACATCGCGATTCAGAAATACATGGAATGAATCGTCTTGTTTGACAGTGAGATAATTAACCTCATTCCCGTTGAAAAAGGCCTTACCTAAAAATGCCTTCAATAAAGGTCGCTCTTGTAACTTCTCTGCCAACTTGCGCATGGGAATTCTCAGTCGTTCTTTTGCTTCTGTTTTGTTCTGCTGATAATCTTGGAATGTATCCGGGAATGATCTTATGCAGGCGGCCAACAATGCCCCGATGCCATTCATAACCACGAATGCATCGTCAGTTTCAAACCGATTTAGTCGATAGAGAAAAATCTGCCACTTTTTCTCCCCGCCCTTCACGGAATGAGCATCCCCAGATCCATCAATAACATCTTTCTTGGCTTGCTGGTCATTCTGATAATCTCTCGGCAATCCGATTGCCAACGCAAATTCCAATGCATCGTTGTAACCCTTTTGCCGAACCCACCTCGCATCCTCAGTGGTGAGCGAACGCTTTTTACTCATTCCGGGGTTTTCCATATCAGCAGTTCGTGTGATTTTTTCACATACGAGCCGTTGTTGTCCTTCAGTCTGTTTTCACCAATGCGAGTATCTCCCTGACTAAACGTGTATTGCCAAGAGGGAGTCGCCATCTCATAATCCTTATACCACTCTCGGATTATTGAGCAGTCGTTGTAAGACAATATGAACCCCCCCTTATGATTCAAGAGTAGGTCACACAGTAACTTGTGGTTAAAGCCTTTGTGGTGAATGGGGAAATTTCTGTGCGGATACATGCCCACAAATGTTTTGCTATCACCATCTAAATAGTAGGGGGGGTCACAATAGAGAAAATCGTTTCTGTACTCGGGGATAACCTTCTCGAATGACGCGCACTCAACCCGCATATTCTCTACATGAAAATCTCTCACCTTTTGCATCATTGTTTGGTAACGCTTTCTTTGCAGATAGACGCTTGACGGCCATCCCAAGAAATGTGGCCCGTAGGAAGTATTGCTATTAAAATAGTAGTATGCCGCTAAATCAAATTTACCGAGTTTGTTTTCTCCAGTCCAATGCTTCTTTAGCCGTTCCTTGACTGCTTTGAAGCCCTGCCTGGTAGGTTCAAACTCTAATAACCTATTGTAAAGAACATTTGGGTTACTTAACTGCACTTTCCAATAATTGATGAGAATGTCAAAAATATCATAAGCGATAACGGGCAATGCCAATTCAATTGCACAAGCTACTTCAACCGAGCCGCCACCCAAAAAAGGTGAAATAATTCGTCTAACATTATCTGGTATATGCTCTATTACTAACCCGACAGCAAGACTCTTTCCTCCCGCATATCGAATCGGCGCACCAAGATACCTCTTGTATTTGTATTTCCCGCTGGGGCTTATGAGACTACTTAACAATATTCGCTTACGTTCAGACAAAGATTGCCTACGTGGTCTTTGTGTTCGGGCACTTTTCGGCGTGAAAGAGGTTAAGGTTGTTTGGATTGCCATTGGCTCTTCTTGGTTTCGATACCCTGAGAAATTTCGTAATCGTTACAAAATAATTTGATTAAGAGGCACCACATTTTGTATTTTCCCTGTTTGTTATCACAATATTTAGTATATGTCAAGGCCGAAATCTATTTTTTCGGAGAGGGGTTTACATCCGTTTTCGGATATGGTACACATAGGTCATCGGTGAAAATTGATGGCTTTATACAACGAATATAAACCCGCTCCTTCCCAAGAGAAAACCCCTGCCTCAGGCATCGATTTTCACCGATACCTTGGGATCGGGCGGGTTTGCATAAGATATGGATACCTGGTGGCAGTCGGAACGCAAAATTAGAAAGTACGACAAGATCGAGGACTACTCGATAGAACCCTGGGGAGAGAAGTATTACGCCCTCTACAAGGGAAATTGTTTAATCTGTGTAACCGTTTATAAGAAGGGAGCCGTGGAGGTTATGAAGAGGCTGTCGGAAGCAAAGGAAGATGATGAGGTTGAGGCGAGAAGGTTTCTTGAATCAAGGCCAAACGGAAAGGAGGAAACAAAATGAGCGGAGGAATCTACCTAAGAGGCGAGAACTATTATCTCGATTTCACGTTCCACGGAAAGAGGATCCGACAGATGTATGGGCCTTCGCGGAAGGGGGCGGATAAGGCGATAGCAAAGATCAAGGGCGAGATCGCCGAAGGAAAATTTCTGGATAAACGGAAAGAACTTAAACCGATCTCATTCCACGACTTTGCAAAACAATATTTAGATTGGAGGGGCAGAGAACGGAGGCGCCTTTCCCTGATGAGGCGATTGAGCAAGGAGTTCGAATCGAAAACGATCCAGGAGATCACGACATGGAGCATAGAAAGATATAAGGCCAAGCGAAAGGAGGAGGTCAAACCGGCTTCGGTCAATCGGGAGATCGCCCTTCTAAAAACCATGCTAACGAAAGCTGTGGAATGGGGTAAACTGAAGGAGAATCCGGCCAAGCCCGTGAAGCTTTTAAAGGGAGAGGCGAGGCGGGTAAGATTTTTGATGCCGGATGAGATCCAGAATCTTCTTTCAAATTGCGCCAACCACCTGAAACCAATCGTCACCATCGCGGTCCACACGGGGATGAGGCGAGGAGAGATCCTCGGCTTGACCTGGGATCGGGTGAGCTTCGAACAGAGAATCATAACTCTTCTGGATACGAAGAATAAGGAGCGGCGGGACGTCCCAATGAACGAAACGGTTCGGGCCACGCTGGAAGCGGCGGAGAAGAAAACTCCCCTGGTGTTTCCGTCAGGGAATATGAAGACGGCGTTTGGAACGGCGCTGAAGAAGGCGGGGATCAGCGATTTTAGATTTCACGACCTTCGCCACACCTTCGCCTCTAATTTGGTCATGGCCGGAGAAGATCTAAACACCGTGGCTGAACTGCTCGGCCACAAGGGGTTGCAGATGACGAAGCGATACAGCCACCTGTCGCCGAAGTTCAAGGCGCGGGCGGTCGGGATCTTGGATCAGGTGATGTCACGGAATCCACCACAAAAGCAAGCCGTCGGAAACGTGATCGCCATAACCCGTTAATATCATTGGAGCCCACGGACGGATTTGAACCGCCAACCCGCTGATTACAAATCCGATTTTTATAACAAAGAGTGACATTAATAACAAACCATAACCCTATTAAACAATTTAATAAAGTGCTAATTTTCTCCGAAACGGGAAACGGGGAACGCCGTGGCCGATCGGAACAACGGACGTCACAGGATCCACGCCTGACCGTCGAGGCGTTTTGAACAAGTGTTTACATTTGGGCTTATGATACCACCACGTTGATTATGTCAAAAAATAGGTATTTACTTTACCGTGATTTATATTTATAATAAGTCTTAATTAAATTAAACCGCTCTTTAAAAAACAGGGATTTAAGGTCTCTCAAATAACGAGGTACGAGCGCGAGAAGATCTCACATCTTCTCTAACGGAATAACCTTTAAGCCAAACGGCTTATAAACTATTACGTGAGCAGACCTGGCTACCATCTTCGCAAGAGGGTGACGGTCGGGCCTGCTTTTTTTTTAACCTTAACATTAACATTTGGAGGAGATCGATGGGAGAGAAGAAGATTAGCCCGCTAAAGCGGGAAAGATTTCTCAGGGGAATCACGCAGAAGGATCTGTCGTTTAAAACCAACATCTGCACATCGGCGTTGTCAAACTTTGAAGCTGAACGGTGGTCTCCGACCGTCAGGCAGATGGAGATCCTCGCCGAAACGCTGCAAGTTCCGGTCAAGAGGATCTTCCCGAGCTTTCCCAAGAGGAAATAATATGGCCGAATATCTAACCTCCTCCCAAGCAGCTGACCTTATCCAGGTTAAAAAAACTACGCTGCGGCAGTGGGTTTTTAGAGGGGTGGATATTCCCTTCGTTAGATTTAGCAAGAGATCCGTTCGATTTCCAAAGAGGGATCTGGAGAAATGGATCTTTGATCGAACGCAAAATAAGAAGTTTAAAAATTTTGAGAAGTGATTCGTCATGAAAAATGGTCGGGCAAGAAGAAAAGAAATCAATCCAAAGAAAGAGGCCAAGAAGGTTTTGTCCGCCGCCCGCGACCATTTTCCTTCGAGGCCTCTTTTCTTTGGAAAGGATAACTCGTGGAAGATAAGAATCTTTTGATCGTGAGGACAAGGCCCAACGTCGAGAACATTCCTGAAGAAATGAGGTCGTTGAATCAGTGGGTCTGCTGGAAGGTGGAGAAGAATAGCGATGGAAAGTTGGTCAAAGTTCTCTACGACCCTAAAACAAAAGCTCATGCGAAGGTGAACGATCCCAAAACCTGGGCCTCATTCAACAAAGCGATCAAAGCGTTTGACGAGGATCCTTTTTATGATGGGAACGGCTTCGTCGTTTCGGTTGAGGACCCCTATTGTGGCCTCGACGTCGATCACTCAAGAAATCCCGACACGAGAGAATTGAGGGAAGACGCGAAGGAGATAGTTGATCGGCTCAATTCATACACCGAGGTATCGCCGAGCGGAACGGGGATCCGAGTCTGGGTAAAAGGAAAACTTCCAGAAAAAGGAAGGAAGCGAGGCGACTATGAAGCTTATGATTCAGGGCATTATTTCACCTTCACAGGAAACGTCCTCAATGGAAAATCCTCCGTGGAAGATCGCCAGGAAGAACTGAGCTGGTATCATCAGAAATACATCTCTAACGGACCCCGATCATTGGATGACAAACTAATATCAGAGATCAAGAGAGGAGTCCACGGAGAAAAGATGAAACTCCTGTGGTCAAGCGATATCACAGGATACCCGAGCTCGTCCGAAGCCGATCTTGCTCTATGCTCCTTTCTTGCCAAGGTGATAGGAAATCGCCCAGACCGGATCGATTCTTTATTTCGCCGATCAGATCTGTTTAGAGAAAAATGGGATAAGGTTCACCACGGTGACGGCAAGACCTACGGGCGGGGAACTATCGACAAGGCCGTGGAAGAGCTGCCGCTCTGCTTCGAATCAGCGATCATCGATGCAGATCAATTCCTATCGGTCGAGATCCCTCCGAGAAAGGAGATCCTCCCATGGCTTCTCGAACAGATGATTGTCCTCATTTCAGGATGGCGTGGGACGGGAAAAACGTGGTTCGGCCTAACTCTGTTTGACGCGATCTCGCGAGGCAAACCCTTCGCACCGTGGCCCGTCATCAACTCCGTTTCATCCCTCTACGTCGATGGAGAAATGGCGGCATCGGAGCTGCAGGAAAGGTTGAGGCTCTTGAGCAAGGGCAAAGGCCCGCGGAAAAATCCTATGATCATCTACAACGACGCCTACGCGAATTCCCTCGGCGTCCCAAGAGCGAACTTGCTGAACGAGAAGTGGAGGGATGATCTGAAATCCTTTCTCATCGAAAATCAGGTCAAGGTCCTCGGCCTCGACAACATCTCTTCCCTTGCCCCAGGGATCGATGAGAATTCCAAAAAAGATTGGGATCCAATCAATCGATGGCTGATTGAACTTCGGTTCTCAGGCATCGCTTCAATGCTGTTTCACAATGAAGGAAAAGGTGGGAATCAAAGAGGAACTTCTGGGCGCGAAGATAACATCGACGTTTCTTTGGCCTTAATTCAACCGCCCGACTACTTCATCGAACAGGGCGCGAGGTTCATAGCTCAGTTTAAAAAGATGAGGATCCACGTGAAAGATCCGTCGATGATATCCGACCACGAGTTTCAACTAACCATGGTCAAAGATCATGTTGAGTGGGCAACGGTGATATCGAAAACACAGTCTAAGTTACAGGTCCTTCGCCTTCTCAGCCGCGGGCTGAAGCAAGCGGATATCGTCAAGTCTCTCTGCATCACAAAAGGGCGAGTAAGCCAGATTCGAACGCAGGCGATAGAGAAAGGCCTCCTCACTGAGAAGAATGAGTTGACTAAAGAGGGAGAAAACTTGGTTGAAAGGAGAGCCGATGACGAGGAATTTTAAGGGTGAAAACTCGTTAGCACAAAAAGTTTACCCCCCTATAAACTTGGCCCTCCAAAAAAGGGGTAAACTTTCATTAAACTTTATTAAACTTGGCCACAGGATGATCAATAATTTTAAGGGGTTAAAAGTTTACCCCCCTATAAACTTTCAGGTAACCCAAGAAAGTTTACCTCCCCCCTTATCTATAAGGGGGGTAAACTTTCTGATTATCTGGGGGTATAAAACCACCTGTGTAAGGGGATTAAAACCGTGCCAACGCGAAGCGGCGTGGCCAAAACAGGGGTGAATAAGGGAATACCCTGTGACATTTGGCTGAGGGGATAAGGGGATGTCAGAATATAAACTTACGGCAGAAATCGTCCGTCGTTCTCAATCCGATAACTGGGACGCCGCAAAATTGGAGTGGGTTCTCGCCGAGATATACTTTGCCGAAGAACCAAAGACTTGCCTCTGCGACCATTTCCCCATCATCGAGATCTGCGTGCTGCGAAACAAGTTGAACGGTGATGAGGCGGAAATCGGCAACTGTTGCATCAAGAAATTCGTCGGTCTTCCTTTTAAGATATTTCAGGCGATCAAACAAATAAAGAGAGATTTAAAAAGGTCGCTGAATTCAGAGTCGATTCAATATGCCTTCGATCATGGATGGATTAATCAAAGGGAAAGAGATTTCTACTTATACGTCATGAGAAAAAGGAACCCATCTTTAAGGCAGGTAGAGGTTAAGAAGCGGATTAATAAAAATTTTTTATTCCGGTATTCTATAAGGAGGAGCAGCGATGCCGAAGAAATATGCGAAGAAGCGTAAGCCAAAAGTTCTCGCGTCTGGCTTGAGGAGAGTGGACGCAAAGGACCGCAAATTCCGAGACGATTTTTTTAGGTGTTTAATCCTTTGCGCTGGAGCGGTGACGAGGGCCTTGGCTCTGCTTCGCGTTCGAAGAAGAGATTTCTACATGGCTCTTAAAATTTATCCCGAGTTCAAGAAAGAATATGAGCGGATGCGAGACTACTCCATCGGCATCGCAGAGGATGAAGCAGTTCGCAGAGCAGTGGACGGTGTTGAGAAGCCAGTTTTCTATAAAGGAAAGATCGTCGGCTACACTCTTGAATATTCTGATTATCTCCTCTTAAAACTTCTGGCCGCATACAGAAAAAATTGGAGATACTCTTATGGCAGCGAAGCCGAAGTTTTCCCCGCTCCATTAAAGGTTGATTTTAGGAGAAAGGATCCAGGGACGGCTGATATTAAATCCGACGCCAAGGATCAAGATTTATGATGGGTTTTAATCGGTTGCGATTTTTGAGGGATGAACCGGCGTTAAATTTGGGACGAAAGCGTTCGGATCGGTTCGAAGAATTCTGCTTCCTTGACCAGGATGCTGTCTCCTCAGAATTTCGAAGATCGATCCGAACCTTTAAAAATTAGCGAGAGATTGGAGGTGAGAAGTTATGAAGAGTTTAAGCGAATTGATCAAGATGGCGACCACGATTTCTCAGGACAGGTATGACGGCGATTTTCAGATGACGAAGATCGAGGGCCTCTGGAAGGTGGCGTTTCGAAGAAAGAGCGCCAGCGGCGGGTATTCTTGGATCGAAGTTGCTGAAGACGCAACTTTGGAGAAAGCTTTGAACAAAGCATGCGAGATCGAAGTTGCTAAGGCCGAAGATGAATTGGGTAAAGCGAGAGAGTTCATCAAAAAAATTGGGTCGAGATAATTAATTTAAAGAAAGGGAGGTCAAGATGGAAGCTTTAGAGAAGATCAGAAGAAAGTTAATTTTGCTGAAAGAATCGGGGGAAAAAGCCGTTAGAGAATTATCGAAACAGCCGGAGATCGAAGCGGTCGAGGCCGAACTTCAAAGGTTGGAAGCCGAAGAAGTTCGAGCGAAGGAATCGGCCATGGGGATCCAGCGAGACCATGCTCTTAAGTTGGCGACAGAAGCCGACGATGAAGAAAGAATCACGCTTGAGCGATTAGCGGCGATTAGAAAAAAGAAGGTTGAAGCACTTGCGAAGTTCGAGGCAAATATCCCTGTGAGGCGGGTTCAGATTTCTTCCCAGCGATTCGT